AATTAGTCTTGATATTATTACAGGTCTTGTTATTGAAGTAGTTCTGAATCCATATCTCTTTTCTAATTTACCTGTGTATGTATCTTGCTGTTCTCTTATGTATTGATTTAGATATCCTAATCTTTGTAATTCTCTAATAGGATAACTATCAAAATTACTTTCTATTCCTATTAAAGCATCTTTGTAATACTTCCCTAAACAATATATCTGTTTAGCATATAAATCAGCATCAAATTGATTCTTAAAACAAGCTACTTGTTCACCTGTCTTAGCATCTAATACATGAGCTGTAAAACTATCACTTCCATCTCCAGAAGTATCACCACCTATACAATATTTAGTTATGTGTGGTGAGTTAGGTACTTGATATATGTTTATATATCCATTTATATCATTTACCCATCTTATATTACTTATCTTAACTCCATCATAATCATAATTAAAATATCCTACTTTCATAGGTGCTTTTAATTCATTTCTTCTTTGAGTTAACTTATTAGCATCAAATACTGTCTTTCCTAATACTCCCCAATTACCTAAGCAATATACTTCATAGTAATATGGATCACTATCTTTATAGCTTTCTAATAACTCTTTGTAATCTTCATCTAAGAAGTCATTGTCTTTGTATGTGCTGTGCATTACTCTGATGTTATCATCTTTTCTATCTATAAATCTTTTCTTTAACCAGTGATTAATATCAATTGGATTGAATGATATTACTATCTGTTTCTTAGTTCCTTTACCTCTAAGTCTGACATCTAATTGATTAAAATCACTTTCTTGTATTTCTGATGCTTCTTCTATCCATATATCAGTTAATTCTCCTTTAGAAAATGTTACTGACTTTAATTTCTCTACATCATCTAATCCAGCAAATATAATTTCATTTCCATTTAAATTACATCTTATTCTTAAATCTGATTCATTAATCTTAAAATGTTCATATAACTTCCACTTAATTAATACTTGCTTAAATAATGCATATGTTGAATCTCTGTTAGTCTTTCCTGTGTTTCTTACTACTAGCAAATTGAATTGCTTTTGTTTTAACATCTTATATATGTATCTTTCAACAATAAAATAAGACTTGCCACTACCAGCACCACCAAATAATACTAAGTATCTATGTTCATCACTTAATAGCTCTCTAAATGCTTTATTAAATGCTTTGTGTGGTAATGTTACTGGTAATATATCATTCATCATCTAACTTAACAACTATTTCTCTTAATCCAACATTTGCATCAATTTTAGTTACATATTCTCCATCCATTTTATTGAGAATATCTAATGCTTTTAATTTATCAGTTCTATTTGCTTCTACATCTTTCATAATCATATTAGTTAAGAACTCTTTCTTTTGGATAGTAGTCATAATATCTTTTGATTCTGCTTTATCTTGTAGTTCTTTTATGTAGTTTTGTATGTCAACATTTGTCAGCAATCTGCTAGCATTTCTTCTTGCTACTGCTTCTGAACATTTATATGCTTTCATATATGCTTGAGTTGCATTATTTCCATTCTTAACATACTCTCTACAGAATATCTTTTGTTTATTATTTAATTCTTTCATAGGTAATAACCCTCCTATTTTATAGTGATTGCTTCACTTTATAATATCAACTTGATTTGTTTTTTAGTGCCATCTAATTCTATTTCCTGATGATCTGTTGTGCTAGGAGTAAATCCTAACTGTTCACCATAACCACCATATTCTAAGAATGAGTTAGTCATTAGATAATACTTTTCTTTCTTAACTAATGTTCTGTGCTGATAATCTGGTACAAATATAGCATTTCTTGTCATAATTGGTGTGTGAGTGTGTCCCATAACATAAATATCTGCTATTACTTTATCTGACATCTCTACAAGATTATTTATCTTGCCACCATTCTTCCTACCTCCACCATATCCATGTACTCCTGTTAGAGTGTACATAATAGGTCTTGCCTTATTTCCCATTCCTAGTGTTAAGTAAATATACCACCATCCATCAGCATATCTATCTTCTATTCCTAGTTGTCTAGCTACTAATCTTATAATATCAATGCCATCTTCTTTGTATGTTCTTCTTTCATGATTTCCATTACAAATACACAATATTCTGTCTTTTACTCCTTCAAGTAAATCGCATAATAATACTATCTGTTCCATAGGTGATAATCCATCATATGAATTTCCTACACTTGACTTAATAGCATTGTCCACCAAATCCCCATTAAGTATGATAAATGTATCATCACTGTTTTTTACTTCCTCTAAAACTTGTCTAATTAGTTTTAGATTACATAATTCATCACCTATATGAAAATCACTAAGAGCTAGCACTTTGATACTCTTATATTGTTCCCCTAAATCTCTTTTTATTATTTTCATATGATCTCCATAAAAAAAAGAATACATTTCTGTATTCTGTAGGATTGTGTGTATCTAGTAGATACTGTACTAAAGATATAAAGGATTTTGTGTTAATTACTCACAACTCTGTAGTGCCTGAAACTACTTATCTACTCTACTACTACCCTCAATAAGCAACCTTAATGTTCATCCCCAATTTTATATATCTCCAGTACACTAGCTACTAGAGCCAGTGCTATCCGTTGAGATGAGTAAAAACTCATTTATGAAAATATTACCTCACCTGGTATATTTCCATTATACACATTATACCATATAAAATGTGCCATAATGTGCCAACTTTATGCCATACTACTTTTTATTGTATAATCTATGACATTGTCTTAATGAATAATTAGTTAATCTGCTTATCTTATTCCAACTGAATTTTTCTACATCTCTGTAATATTTTATTAAATAACTCCCACCTGCTTTATTAATTCTTTCCATTTCATTTATAATATAACTTTCTAAAGCATTTATTTCTTTTTGTAAAGTAAATATCTTTTCATCAAATTTCTCATCTTTTATTATGTAATGAGTAAATTTATCACTGATCCTGAATCCATCTGATTTACCTTCTATTACATCCTTCATAATAGGACTTTTAGGTTGAGTTCTTATAAAGTTAACTTCTTTTTGTTCCAGATATAATTCAAGTTCATTCATCAGTTTCTGAAGTTCTATCTTTGCCTGACTTATTGTCATTTTCCACCTCACTGCTTACTTTTAAACAGCTAAATATAAATAAAATGAATATGATTAATAATAAAGCTATAATTGCTACTATTACACTTTCCATAAACTAATCCTCATTAATATGGTCTATGATTTCATTGATTTTATCTGCAATTTTCTTTTGGTTTTTAGTCATACCATGTTTTACTAACTTTTCTATTTTATTAGCTTTGAAAATATGTTCAATAGTAAATGATGTTGGGAATGATATCATATCACTTATAGGTTCAAATTTAACTGTAGTTTCTAATATTTCAACCTCATCATTTAGTGATTCATTTACTGCATAATCTTCAAATAGCCAATCACCATCTTCATCTTGATAATCAAACATTAAACTATCCCATTCTAAGATATTGTCATCAATCTTAATCTTTCTTGGTATATCCTCACCTTTAGCCATTTTTTCAATAATATCTAACATTGTAGTTTTCATTCTTTCACCTCCTTAACCCATAATTTTTAAAATAATTTTTATAAATATTATTCCACCAATTACATATTCACTTAATACTAATATTCCTAGCAAAAAACTACCACCATTTATAATAAATTTAAAACTTGCTTTTACATCATTTTTTATATGAGCAGTCCATATTTTAATTATGATAAATAATATTACAAAAACAATTAACAATATTTTCATTTATACTTCTCCTTTAACTTACTCATTTTCTTTGCCTCCTATTCATGTTCCCCTCTCATATATCTAGTAACATTTCCACTCATAGGTTTTGATATTTTAGTTTTATTTGTGTTAGGTGTTCTTCCAGATGGTACTTTTCTTATCAAATACCTATCACTCTTTAGATCATCAATTTGAAGTTTATATTCTTCCATTTGAGCATTAGCTGTTCCTAATTCAAGTTTAGTTTCAAATAACTCACTTTGAAGTTTTACTTTTTCTTCTTTAAGTTCATCTATCTCTTTTAGTTTATTCTTAATAGATTTATCTGAACTTGCTATCACTAATTCCATACTAGGTATCTTTGCTTCTAATTCTTCAATTCTTCTGGTATCTAAATCCAACTTCATAATCTTGTCATTTAATTTTTGTTTTTCTCTTTCCAAATCCCCTATTTTACTTTCTAATCCCTTTATAGTTGATCTAAACTTAATCAACTTTGTTATATTAGATTTTTCTATTCTTTTTTTTATTCTTTCAATCAATTCTTTTATCTTATTCATTGTTTCTCCTTTATAGTTTATCTAGTGGTAGAAAGCCACAGAACTACCACCAGATAAGGGGGTTTTTATTCATGCTACAGTGTGTGGCTTATCTTCTAATAGTAAATTGCTAAAATGGTAAATCTTCATCTGATAGTTGTATATCAGAATCATCATTGTTGTATTCAGTGCTATAGTTTTGAGGTACATCTTCTACTGGTTGAGCTGCTGGTTCACTTTGAGTTCCTTCTTTAGGATTTACTTCAAATAATTGAACTAATACTTCAGTAACATATCTTTTAGTTCCATCTTGAGCATCATATGTTCTGTTTATTATTTTCCCTTCTACAACTGCTCTTGTACCTTTTTTTGCATTCTTTTTAAAATAATCTGATGGATTCCAGTAAACTAGGTTGAAATAATCAGTTATGTAGTTGCCATCAGCATCTTTCATGCCTCTATTTACTGCTATTCTTCCTGAATATACTTCTTTTTGATTATTAGTAGTTCTTATTTCTCCATCATTTACTAAATTTCCACTTAATATAATTCTATTCACTTAATCCTCCTCTATTTTTATAACTAAATATCCATTCTGAACTCTCTTTTTATGTGTAGGTGTTGAATAAAACTTTATAGTTCTTTCTCCTACTCCTAAATACTTAGCTAATTCTTTTATTGTTCCAATAGTCAATATGTTATCTCCATGATATAAAGCATACATTTTTGTGCATCTTCTCATATTAACCTCATCTTTTCAATTTGTTCTTCAGTTAAAGTATGTATTCCTAAGTTCTCAGCTTCCTGAATAACTCCATCTAAGAGTATTTTCATCTCTTTAGTATCAAATTCACTTGATCCTTTATAAATCCTGTAATGATAAAATATAATTCCATTAACAGTTCCTGTTCCTATCTTTTCATAGTATTTAAAATAACCTTTAGGATTTATATTTTCTTTCATGCTTATAACTTCACTTTGTCCATAACTCTTTAGCATTTCCAGATATACATCTTCTTTGCTTTTATTAACTGCATTGCCTATTTCATTAATGAGTTTCCACAAGTATGAGTTCTGAGTTAAGGTTCTGTGTTTCCTTAACTCTTTAATCTCAAATATCTTTTCTCTATCTTGATTCCATAAAAACTGAATAATCTCTTGACCATTACCTGTCAAACATCATACCCTCTTGCTCTATCCATTCCTACATCCATCCAGTAGTCTTGCCATTTATCAGCTTCACTTCTGTTATCTACAACTACTTCTTCAGAATCTTCCTCTTTGTAGTTTATTTTGTTTTCTTCTAAGAAGTCTATTAGTTTTGTATAAACAGATTCATCAATCTTAGATATTTTTAATGTTAGATTGTAATATTCCTCAATCATACTTGCTCACCCACTTTTCACAAAATATTTCATATAAATCATTAGTTTTTAACCAATTTATAAAGTTATCTATTTCCCTACCTATATCTGTCTTTATTTCATCTTTTCTATAAACTTCATGATATATATTCAATTCATCTAAAGTTTTACCTTTTTGATAATTGTTGCATATTAGATATTCCATCTCATAAGCATCTTCTGCAAGTAACATATAAATTGGAGTTTGATAGTTATCATAGAACTTGCCTACATCATAACTTCCTGTGTATTTATAGTCATAAATCTTACCAGCTTTTAAACAATCCAATCTTCCATAAAGTAAATAATTACCAGTATTTGTTTTTAAGTCTTTGTATAAAGCTACTTGATAGCATCCATCCTTTGTAGGTTCATAGTTTTCTATCATATATTCTTCATAATCAAATCCTTTTTGAATTGCTTCAGATACTTCCATAGGTTCTTTATTTAAAACTTTTTTAAAGTCATCTAAATTGCCATAATCATTTTCATCAGATATTGCATATTTCCAACTGTTTAGGAGGGAAGGAGTAATTAAATACTTTGTCATAATTACTCCTCAGACTTTTTTTCTTCATACTTTTTAGTTTCTGGATTCCATACTATGTTTAGTTCAGTTAGTTTTTGTTTGAATTTAAACTTTAATTCTTTTTCACTTGTTAGAATATGTTCAACTGATTTCATTTTTTCAGTTACTTCATCTAAAGTATCAATAGTCATTTTTTCAATTATTGGAGTTATTTCCTTCATAACTTTTTCATACTTTTCTTTTTGTTCTTCATAGTATTTTTGTTCACTTAGAATATTCTCATTTACTTTCTTGAATAAATCAGTTAAGAATGTATTTGGTACAGATGGATCATTTAAATCAGGAAGTTCAATTATTCCACTTACTCCATGTGTTCCTTTAGCAAAATATCTTTCACAATTGCTAAATCCTATTGTTCTCTTGTTG